TTATAGGCAAAGCCAAGTACGAACGATGCGTCCCACTTGGTTGTGTCAATTTCCATGACAGTGTACTTAATGCATACAGTGGAGTTGTTGATGTAAAGCTTATCTTCCCTTATCTCCCACTCTTGGTGCGAAGGGCTGAGCCATGTGTACACTGTGTCCCAGTAGCTCCATACAGTGGCTCCTGATGCCGTATTAACTATCTCTACCATCATTACATAGTCGGCAGGCAGTTGGTACACGTTGCCATAGTCGGGCGCGTCCTCAGTCAACTCTACTAGCTCTACGGTGCGCTGTGCCCATGTGTACGGAAAGTCTCTAATCTCTGCATCAAGCTCAATGTCATAGATGTCGCGCATTATGTTAGCTTCTTCACTCTTCTCTGTGATGGAGCCAATTGGTTGCTCAGCTAGCGCACGTAGCGCTCTATTGATTATGTCTATTTTATCAGCCATGTTATTTCCTCTTGAGTAATGGTGCTACGTGATATGCCCACCAGCCGAACAATCTCACACCGTAGTACATCAGGTTGATGCGCGCTTGTGAACACCCGCCTCTGCGCATACACTCGTTGAAGATGCGGTCTGAGTAGTGGCGTTGCCTATTACTTCTTGGTAGTTCGCTGTATAGATAGTCGTGTATAACAGCCGCTATATCGTATCGTCCTCGTGGTTTAATCCATGTTGCGAAATTGGTAATGAAGCCTTTAGGCACAACGATTGTGATACCAGCATGTGTGTCATACACTAAGTCGTGTGTAAGTTCATACTTCCTAAGCTGCCACCAGTGTTTCTTCGGTAGGCGCTTGCAGCCTAAGTTTGTTTTCAGTCCCTTCATTAGAAACTCACTCCTATGTGGCAATTTAAGTATTGTACTGTGTTATTCTGTGTAGTTACAATCCTAACAAGAACACCCTCATCTTGACTACCGAGTATCACATCACTAAGTGCCGTACTATCAAGCTTGAAGTGAAACGCCTCGCCATTTACAACGTTGTCTTCAGGAGAGTATGAGACGCTTAGATCAGCAAGAATACCATTGCCAGGAGTGAAGCCCGTTGCAGCGTACGTCCAACCAGTGGGTGCTTGCTTTAGTACTTGTAGTGCAAAGTTCACATCTGTAGCACCGCCGAGTCCAACAGCCTCAAAATCCGTTAGCACAAAGTCTCTGTTACCAAAATCCTCATACTTCACTAGCCCATAATTAAAGTCTACACTGTACGCTGTCGGAGAGCCACTCACTACGTATAACTCATACGTCACAGCTCCGTTGAATTTCTTTACTGGCTCTAGGTAGTCATCCAGTATTGGAAGAGTAATGTCTTCGGTGATGATTTGAGTATCACCACCTGTGCGAACACCGGCGTCTGTTATTGTAGTGCCGCTAACCCTTAGCCCAACTTGTCCAGTGTCTACGGTGCCGTTGCCAGCAAATACTGAGAATGGGCGCATGCCGTACGCAGCGTTGGCTGTTCCAAAGGCGAGCGTTGTTGATGCTTGCGATAGTGTTATATCTGTAGTTGGTGCGATGTAGTCACCAAATAGGTAGTATGTCCCAGCACCTACACCACGACTAGAGAACGTCTCGCTCTTATAGCTTGGAACGCTGTTTACTGTCCTGTTAACAGTGACCCATATCTCGCCATCAGTTGTGCCAGCCTTCTTGATAGCGCCAAGCAATATTAGCTGGCTACCTACAGCAGGCTTGACATTAGTAAACTCTCCAGCAACAGTGTCGCTAAGCCATAGCAAACCATTAGGAGACAGGCCATGTGTATCAATGCCCTTCACTGATCCGAAGTACGTAACCTTGCCTATCTCGCCATCCTCTAGTGTTGATGTAAGCAATCCCAACGTTGCGGCACTAGTGAAGAAGCTGTCAGACTTTGCTTTGTTAATAGAGAATAGGTCAGTGCTAGCGTCAACAGAGCTAGTATACACCACTGTGCCATCGAGCAGCTGTCCACCAGTCTGATTAATACAGGGATACCATAGCTCTTCACCAGCGTTATAGCGTACGCCATCAATGCCAGTGTCCATTGTGAATGACTGTGTATCTGGATCAAACTGTATCTGTCCAGCCTTGTATGGCTTCGTTGGCCCATCTGTACTGAGCTCTATAGATGTTGCTATAAGTGTTTCAAACTCTACGTTCTCTTCAAACTGTACACGCTTGTGCACATGATAGTCGCCCTGTAGATCCTTGTGCGCAGGTAGCGATGGCTCATCAACTATCATTAGGTTCGCGTCTTCAGCTTCTATGAGCTCGAACAAGTCGGCGTTTGGATTAGAATATTGCCATCTAGTTCTCCGAGTAAGAGGGGAGCAATGCCGAAGCACCACTCCCCTAGCGTTATGGCTATTTCTTTTCGTATAGTTGCTCGTCGTATACAAGGCCAGCTAAGATGTCAGGCTCAAGCCCAGGGAAGTACTTAATGTCAGCTCCCTTTAACACCTTACCAATAGCAGAGCGCTGTGATTTAGCGTCTGTGCCCCATGTGAGCATGTCCATAATAGCACGTTCACGTGCCACATCTTTACCTGCTTCAACAATGTCATCTTCATCAATCTCGTACACTTCTTTGATTGTATCAATGGCCACGTCACGCGCTGTCTTTACAACGGTCTGCTTAAGCGGGTTACGCCTACTTGGGCCCATTACGTGCTTAAACAAGCCAGCCTGCGCCATTAGCTCAGCAATCAGAATGATGTCACGCTCATTCTCAATGTAAGGCTTGGGGTTGGAGCACTGGTCTTCACGATCATCCTCAGCCGTTTCGTTAGCTGGAACGAAGTGCTTACATACAATCTCGCCCTGTGGTACTTCTAGCATACAATCTTCATACCCAGGCCCGCCCTGTGTGAGTGGACGCAAGGGGTCTTCAAGTACATCAGCAGCGGTGAAGAACTTCTGGTTTACCTCTCCGTGCTTATTAACAACATCAAATACACAATTCTTTACGCACCGATAGAGTGCAGTCTGTTTCTTCTTTCTAGCCATAACACTAACCTCATTTATTAAGTTAAAGAATGGGCGACCCCAACGCTAGGGGCCACCCACGTAACACTACGCTAGGGTGATGCCCCTAACTTCTGGAGTGATTTCGAGTGCGGCATTAACCGTACCCCCACCACTCATCGTCCCAACAACAACATAGTTCAAGCGCAGGTAACGCTGTACACCTACGAGGTTGCTGAGGTTAATACGCAGAAGCGTTGCACCAGCAGTAGCAGACGCCGTGATGGTAGCGGGTGGCGTGTGAATAGCCACTGCACTCGTCATGGCAGCCACAGCAGCAGCTTGCAAGATTGGCTGAATACTAGTCCCGCCAGCAAACTTAACTCCTACGGTTACAGCAAGGTGCATATCCTCGCCCCCAATAAACTGCGGGTAGTCATTAAGGTCAATGACGCTAGTGCTAACTGCGGTGGTAGTGACAACCTGCGCGTCACTCCATTCATTATCATAATCAATACGGCCCATTATATAGACTCCTTATTTATTTATTAAAGCTCGGACTGGAAAGTACCAGTGATCGCTGCTTCTGCGTTAGTGAGGGCATCGTGCTGTAGTACAGGGATACCATCAATTGCAGGGATAGGCTTACCGAACGTGTCCTCAACATCAACCAGCCCAAGAGTAGTTTCCTGAGATGCCTGAATGCGCAACCATGTTTTAACGGTACGATTGGTGAGCATAACCATACGACCCAAGCCAGGCTCAACAAGACCAATGGCCCGCTGAATAAGCTTAGAGAGGTCAGCAGCACTAGTCTCACTTACGAGAGCGCTACTATCCACGTTACAGATACGTACAGCAGCACCAGGGCGCTTAACCTGCAAACCAACTTCCCAACGGAACTGCGAGCGATACCACTCCATGTCATTACCGTCAGCGTCCTCAGACCACACCTTGCCCTTATCTTCAGTGCTCAGTCCAGCTTTGCCGTTCTTGCCGTACAGACCGCTTACGCCATCCTCGCCAAGAGACATCAACCAGATAGAGGTGTTGTCACTACCAGTTCCACCACCGTCAAGCATGTAGTAGCCATAGTTGTTACGGACAGTGTTAGGTGCATCATAGAGCGTAGATAGCCCAGTCATCTTCTCACGGTCAACCAACCCGTTAGAATAGATCATATCAGATGCGACCTGTTGGTTCATTGCTTCAACGAACGCCATGTCTTCGCTCTGACGGAAGCCCTCTTTGTCCGCGAAGGACTCAGCAAGCTCACAGTCAACATCAGAGAACGTCTTAAGTACGCCAACGTTGAAGGTTAGTTGCGAGGTTCCGCCTTTGCTCTTAGTAGGCGCTTTGTTATACTTGATGTATCCTACAGTGGGCAGCTTGGTGAGCTGTACAACCGTATTACCATCGTTCTTATTACCACGCACAAACGGCAGAAATTGAAGCAGCTCGTTAGTACGACCTACCCGATTAGCGATTTTGCGTGCGAAAGATCCATCTGGCTCAGTACGAGCGATTAGATCTGCCAGGGTGTTGTGAATGGTGCCTTTAGTTGCCATGCTGTTTTTCCTTAGTTATTATATAGGTCTGGCGATTTGTCGTAGATCCGTCCAGCACTTTGTGGTGCTGTCTCAGTTCCACTGACGTGAGTGGCTTCGGAATAGAGCCTGCCTAACTCAGCAAATGCGCCCATGAGTTTAGAATCGTACACATGCCCACGCTCACTCATATACTCGTCTAGGCCAAGCTTCTTTACAGCTTTGCTAGCTAGCAATGTTTTGTTTGCGTGATCTGCTTGTGATTCCCACTCAGTCTTGTTCTCGCCCTTCCATTGTTCGAATTGCGCTTGTTCGTCTTTAGCAATCTGCGAAACAACGTCACGGCTTAGTACAACGGCCTTCTCTGCTTCATTCTGCGTTAGCCCATGCTCCTTTGCCATTTCTTTAAGTGCGTTCTGATCGTCCTCTCCAACCTCCACTCCCTCGGGAAATGTGAAGTCTTCGTACGATTCAGGTGCACCCTCTGTGCTATTATCAGCCTCTCCTAGTAGGCCGCGATCAGTGGATGTATCTTCACCCTCTGGCGCTTTGGTGTCCTCTGTGGCCACCCCTGTGCCCTCTGGTGCCTTAACTTCCTCTGTTGCTGCCTCTGATTGAGTCTGAGTTGATGCGTCGCCTGCAACCTGTTCTTCGGTGTTACCCTGCGTCTCTTGTGCTAGATCAGCCATTACTCATTGTCCTCTTTCTTTTTCCTGTTGTATGCCTCCTTCTCCATCTTTTGGTAGAGGGAGAAGTCTAAATTCTTTAAGTACGCTATAGCATCCTTTGCTTGGCGCTGTAGCCCTACGATGTAGTAGGTTGATGCATTACCTGTGTATGGGTCACGATTAACGATAGCTGCGTTGATGTAAAACTCCCACAGCCATTCTCTGCCCCACACTGTGCTCAAGATTTTACGTGTGTTGTTCTCTTGTCGTACAATGAGACGCCTGCGCTTTTCGTTCTCGCCATCAAGCTTCTTCTGCTTAGAGTCGGGCTCTTCGTCAAACATTGCCTGTAATGCATCATAGTCTATCATACTAAGCCTCTGTGTTAAAGATGCTATCAACAATTAGCTCAGTGAGGATGAGCTCATTAACGCTCTGATCCCATATAACACACAGCTCGCAATCTTCTGGTGCATCTTTGTCATCCCACACAATCATTGCTTGCTTGCCTGTGATAGTTACGCGGTTTAGCTTAAGCCTCTCTACGCCTGCGCTAGAGTTTACGGTGTCACGTACACTAAGCCCACACTTCGTTGCTAGCGCCCTAATAGCGCTTGGAGGTAGTTCTAGGTCTGCCATGTTATGCCTCTTCCTCTGATAGTGCATCAAGCGCTGAGTTTGTGCCCAGCGGTGAAGCAGCTAAGTCCTTGGTTGTGGAAGCTGCGCTCTCCATGCTTGCCATCTGTGCAGCTGCTTGCTCTTGTAGCGCTCTGTCTTCGCGTACGCTAATCATCTCTTCTACATCTCTGAACACCTCTGCTGGCACGTTCTTTCCAAACTTGCGCGTCATAGCATCGAAGTCAATGTTGTCTAGCACAGTGGGGTCTAGCTCAACCAACAGCATGATGCGTTCAAGGAAGCGATCAATGTTGTTAAGTCCTACAGCCTTCTGCGCCTGTGCAATGATGGAGGTGTACTCAATCTTAAGCTTGCGCCCACTTAGCTCTGGAGGGAACGGGTATGTGCCATCTTCAGCGAAGAAGCCCTGATCGTCTAAGATGTTGAACGTCCTATCAATGAGTGGCTCTAACAGCCCGTTAAACACCCTGTTAAGCACTGGGCCCAACATGGCGAACTTCTCTTCGTTACGCGCTACAATCTCTGTTGCTGTGCGTCTATCGCCCTCTAGCTGTTGAAGGCTGAGGAACAGGTTGTTGAAGAAGCCCTTCTCGATGAGCTCACGTGTACGATCTGTGATGACGTACAGTGCATTGATGTCTGGGCTGTAGTTCTGAAAGAGTGGCTGTATAGCGCTAGTGTTACCCATGCTATCAGTCACCATCGACACACTGCCAGGTAAGTTAGACACGTTGTGTGCATTGATATCTGAAACCAGTGGTGGATCTGCAATGCGCTTGCTTATAATGTATATGTCTCTAACCATTGATTGCAGCCCCTTCACATTCTGGAGCTGCTTCATGCCAGGGCATTCCTTGCCGTACGTATCTGTGCTGATGACAGACCAACGTGGCACCATAGCAGGGAACTCCATAAAGCCCCCTAGAGCGAGCACAGTGTCCTTCATGCTGTCGCTAGCCATGACGTCCCAATAGAAGCTGTTAAAGGGCATGTCGTTGGGGTTAGAGACACCTCTGCGTCCATCGTTAGGCTCTATGAGGTGCAACACCTTAAAGCGCTTCTCGCTCACGCCCTTGCTACTCAGGTGTTGCTTAACAGCATCGCTAAGCTTGTCCTCGCCAAACTGATCTTTCATCTGCTGCGCTGTCATGTAATACTCGCGCATGATGGTGTCAGGCTTACCCTTGGGGTTAACGCTAATGGTATACTCACCAAACGTAAGGGGCACTGGTGTGATGGTGTCAACTTCATCGCTGTACACAATCATAGCAGCAGTGCCAAAGCCAGCGAACTCAGTGTATGCATGCTTAAGAGCACTGTACACATCGCTACCAGAGAACACATTGAGGATGAGCTCTGTCACTCTATCAAGCCACACGTTCACATCCTTGGAGCTCTCTATATCTGGATCAGACACATCAAGCTTAAACCATGGAGTTGTTTCTGGTGTGAGCATAGTGACTAGCCCTGACACGAAAGAGTTGAGCGCTTGCTCGCCTGCGTCATCTACAACCCATATTCTATCGCCCTTCTCGTACTCATTGCTCTCTGTCTCGTTAGTGTCGCCATAGAGGTTACGCCCACGATCAGGCAAGATGTAGCGCTTAATGTCAACACCTATGCGCTCCCATCTACGATCTTTGAACGTCTGGCGCATCTGCTTGGCTTTAGAGTTAAGTTTCTGTATTAGCATTTACTCACCTGTTAGTCTTTTCTTGCCTAGTGTTGCGCCCTGTCCTTGCACACCTAACGGAGATGTGTTCACAGTGTCACCTATACCAAATCGTTTCTGTGCTGAAGCTATAGCACGCTGTCTTGCTTGTGCACGGGCACTACGTTCATTGCCACCTACATAGCACGCTGTCTTGCTTGTGCACGGGCACTACGTTCATTGCCACCTACGTTTGGCAGGGGTTGTGCTCCAGGTGCGCTAGTGTTGTCTTCCTTAACGCCAAAGATTGCTTGATGGCCTACGTTAGCGCCAAACACAGATGCGCCTAGCGAGCGAGATGCAGCCTTACCTGCGTCATCACCAGCACTAGCAGACTCTCTAACCTTACCACCAGCTTGTGCCTTGAGCGCCCTGTTAGCGCTACCTAGTACGCCTTTGGTTAATCCACCAGCACCAATTGAGCTACTTAAAAATTCACTGCCACTAAACCTGCCACCACGGGCCTTCTTGGTTGACACATCTTTCGTGCCAAACTTCTCTATGCCGCGCCCTATCTCATCAAATACTTTATCGAATAAACCCATAGCCACTCCTGTCGTCTAGCGGGTTATAACCTGTGCTTGCCACTGTCTTCACCCTGCTGTCCTTACCTCGTGCGCCTTGGTACACCTTGCGCACTGGTGATGCAAACGTGAGTGCCAGTGAGTCGCCCATATCAGGTGAGCGCCCTAGCCGTTCCTTAATGCTGTCTTTGCTCTCCATGAGAAACTTCTCTGTGACACTGGGCTTAAGCTTACAGATGGCGAGCTCTTGGCACAACCTCTGATCGTCTGGTAACACTCCACCATTCTCTAGCCACTCTTTAATGCCCATGTACATTTCAACACGCTTGTTGTGATAGATGTCCTTACGCATAGCTGAGCCACCGAAGTCTACACCCACCACTCTAAAGTTCATTTGCCGCAACCTGCTTATGACGCCCTCACCGCGCCCCTTATCAATGAACACTGCATCAGGTTGCCATTGCACGATCTCTCTTGCCACAACATCAGCAAGCTCCATGTTATCAATGTCATACTCCTTAATGCTCTCTATCACTAGCCCATGGCGCTTACAGAGCGAGCTGTTGTCACGCCCTCCGCCAGTAGCAACATCAACACCCAAAATCTTAGGCAAGCGTCTGTACGCCTCCTCACTGATGTGTATGCCGCGTGCTGCTGTAATGAGGTTCATAGGTATCACTGCATCATCTGTACCAGCAGTGGGGTCACACTCAAAGTTACGTGCAAAGATGTTCGGCCTATCTGCATACTCTTTAACGATGCGCTGATACTGGTCATAGTCGTACGCTGGCAAATCTTCCCATGTCTCAGAGAGCTTGTACGTACCTACGTTCCACTCAGGGTCATCACCAAACCTATCAGCAAACTCGCACAGATGGCCACCAGGCTGTATTGTACCAATCAATAGTGCCCACCATGAGTTAGACCCGCGTAGTGTTGGTCGTATAACGTCGTCCCAGCTATCGAGCTTTATACTATCGAACTCGTCAACTACAACACCACGAAAGGTTTTACCCAGCATGCGCGTATCATTTCCATCATCAGTGCCATATATCTTTATGCTGTTGCCACTCTCAGGAAACAATATCTCCATGTCTTGGTTACGAATCTTCGCAAAGCCTGCGCTAATGAGTGAAGCTAAGTACTGATTGAAGAACGGCCATACAATGTCTTTGCCTTGCCCTTTCTGTGGGGCGATGTAAGCGAACGATGCATTGCGCACGTCACTCTTAAGGCACTCATGTATGAGCTTGTTCACTGCCATTACAGTTTTGCCAAACCCACGCGTACATATGCATAGATTGAATCTACGCCATCTGCGCATATACTCTGTCTGGTATCTGTGTGGCACAAAGCCTGTATCTAGTTTATTCACTCAAACTCCTTGGATTAAAAGGTGTGACACTTTTGGCAGTCTGGAGGCATTGACCGCTTTGTATCTAGTCACAACCGAGCATTGCATTTGCCCGACAACCCTACACATAAAACTTAGTCTTCGTCTGGCTCAGGTACACCAGTTACAATTATAATGTCGCCCCTGATGTTCGTATCAATCTCGTGCTTATCACTCCAGCCCATGTTCTTCAATGCAAAGATGTTGCCCGTACAGCTCTGTCTAGTGCTGAGGCTCTCTTCGTGCTGGTTCTCTACACGTAGTAGTGCACACTTAATCATGTACGACAACACTGTGTCCTTATCGCTATAGTCGTAGAGGGAGCTCTTAGCGCCAAACTTCAGTGCCATAGCAATGCCAGTAACAGTGTAGGGGCGCGCCTTCTCATCCTGGTCAGCGAAGTATTGCTTCAACCTGCGCTCCATCTTGTTAACGTCAACCTTCTTATCAGCGTCGTACATAGGCGGTCTGCCCATCTTTGCTTCTTTATGTTTGCTTGCCATTATCTTATCCTCTTGTGTGGAGTGCAACCTATTTGCGGCTCCTTGTCAAACACCTCTGTATACGGCCTATTAGGGAACCAACCCCATGCGCCATCAATACGCACCTTGACTTGATCGTGATATAGGAATGTGCCCTGCGATGTTGTGACTGGCTTATCAAGCTTGAGTCTCCATAGTTGTGCGTTGTCCTTGCCGTACACTCTGCAAGCTGCATCATACTGCGCCCTCGCCATCTCATCACACTTGGTTGTAAGCGTGTGGCAACTGGTCAGCATGAGGAGCAGGGCTATGAGGAGGAGCTTCATTGGAACGTCACTCCACCAAGCAGGTTGTTAAGGCCAACGCGTACAATCTCGTACTCAGCATCACTCAGCACCCAAGGGAATAGTAGGGTTGCAACTGCGCCGTGGAAAGGGTCGTTACCTGACAACGAATTACCAATAGCTAGAGTTCCACTAGGCGTGTCTGTCTCTACTTCTGTAGACCTTGCCACTGTATTCGAATATCGGCCACCAATGACAGCACCATTCCAGTCTAGTGATAAGATATCGAGTACGGCGTCAGATACAGCTTTACTAAAATCTATCAATGGCGATACGCCACTACCCGTAACCGCCGTGTCGCCAGGGCGATACATTAACCAATTCCCAGTAATGTTTGCAAATCTAGCACTCGCACTAACAGGATTATCCGCACCCGAATACCCATAAGGCATAACAGCCTGTACAATCGTGCCAGCGCTAGGCCATGAAGGTGTTGCGGTCAGCAGGTCAACTGCACACGCCTCGCCTGCGCCTGTGCCGTCGACAAAGGGAGGGACTGGGGCTGATAGGTTGACCATTCGCGCATTCTTAACAAATGATGTGCCTAGTGAGTCATTGCTACCTAGATATA